CTTTTGACTAGACAGGTTTCAAGGCATGATTGCCCATGACTCAACGTTAGCAGCTATATGCAACCATCACAAGAGGTTCCTCGCTCACTATGAGCGGGGTTACTGTGGCAGGTTGTCGCAGGGCAACGCTCGTTTTGAGCGCCTGCCCCCCTTGCGCGCGCGCATAGCATATGCGTAGCATATGCTATGCTGGGTTGATAATTTCGATGGCCCGTAATATCGTTCGAGCATGACGGGTAACTTAGACCTCCTCCCCGAAGAAGTCCTGAAAGAGATGCTGCTCCTTGAAGAGCAGCGTCAACGTCTTGAGGTGCGCGACGTAGCTCAAGAAAAATTTATGTCATACGTGCAACACGTATATGACGGCTTCATTGTCGGGCGGCACCACAAAATCATTTCTGAAAAACTCGAACGCATCGCATCGGGTGACTTGAAGCGTTTGATAGTCAACATGCCTCCGCGACACTCGAAGTCAGAGTTTGCATCGTATCTTATGCCTAGTTGGTTCCTCGGCAGAAATCCCAAGTTAAAAATCATTCAGGCTACAATGAACACGGAACTTGCTGTAAGGTTTGGCCGCAAGGTCAGGGATCTTATCGCGGATCCGTTGTATCATGAGATTTTCCCGGATACCGACCTTAAACAGGACAGCCAAGCAGCCGGTCGGTGGGAGACCAGCGCGGGCGGGGAATATTTTGCAGCCGGGGTGGGTGCTGCAATGACAGGTCGTGGTGCCGACCTTCTTATTATTGACGATCCGCATTCGGAGCAGGACGCGCTGTCGGCGTCAGCCTATGACAACACTTACGAGTGGTACACATCTGGCCCGCGTCAGCGTCTTCAGCCGGGTGGTGCCATTATCATTGTCCAGACACGCTGGTCCAAAAAGGATTTGACGGGCAGGTTACTGCAAGCGCAGGCGGCGGACCTGATGGCTGACCAGTGGGAGGTGGTTGAGTTTCCTGCGATCATGCCGTCGGGGGAACCACTCTGGCCTGAATTTTGGAAAAAAGACGAGCTTCTAAAGGTGAAAGCCTCGCTGTCGCTGGGCAAGTGGAATGCTCAGTGGCAACAGAATCCTGTATCCGAGGAGACCGCTGTCATCAAGCGGGAGTGGTGGAACGAGTGGACAGAGGATGACATTCCGCAACTTGACTACGTTATCCAGTCCTACGATACGGCGTACTCCAAGAAAGAGACCGCTGACTACTCTGCCATCACAACGTGGGGCGTGTTCGAGCCACACGCGAATGGTGAGCAACATCTAATTATGCTGGACGCCAAGCGTGGGCGGTGGAACTTCCCCGAGTTAAAACAGATTGCGCTTGAGGAGAATGAATACTGGGAACCGGACATGATGCTGATCGAGGCCAAGGCGACGGGTATGCCACTGGCTGACGAGATGAGGTTACTGAACCTCCCTGTCATTACCTTCTCGCCGGGTCGCAAACGGGGCGGGGGTGGTTTGGACAAGACCACGCGCATGCATATGGCCTCTCCTATATTCGAATCAGGAAAAGTTTGGTATCCTGCCGCGCAGAAGTTCGCGGAGGAAGTAATCGAAGAAGTAGCTTCGTTTCCAAATGGCGACCATGATGACTTCTGTGATAGTATGACAATGGCCTTGATGCGTTTCCGCCAAGGTGGTTTTATCAGTTTACAGGGTGAAGAGCTAGAAGACATGCTCCCCAGCAGAAAACGTGAGTATTATTAATGGTCGCTGTTCCACAACCCAACCCTCGTCGCCGTCCGATGACTCTCCCTACTCCCCCGCCCGTGAACCGTGGTGCAGGGATCATGGCCCTACCGATGCGCCGTCCGACGGCATTGGAACGAAAGCGCGGGCGTCGTTTTCAATATCCTGGTGATCCCACGGTCGCCGATCCACGGTCCTTTAGCGAACGTATGGCGGAGGGTGCGGAGGTTTTGCAGGGCATTGGCGCCGGCATGGCGGCTGGTGTTGCGGGGTTACCGGCGGATTTGACGGGAATTGCTTTTGGTGATGTTCCAGCATTTGTAAACAAGTTGATTACTGGTGAGACCATTAATCAAGAAGAGTCTCCGTATTTTCGTCAATTGAACGAGTTCCGTGAAACCTATGGTGCAGAAGGTGTTATGCGCGCCATGGGGTTGGGGAACAAGATAGACGCGCCGAGTGACAGTCCTGATGCGTTGTCTCGTGCGGGTATCAATCCTTTTCGGCAGGGTGCGTTTTTTGGTGAGTTTGTTGCTGATCCGTTTGTTGCGTTCAAGGGTGTAAAGTTTTTGGCGAAGGCTGCTGGGGCGGATGCTAGCGCACGAAGCATCGCCGACAGTATGGGTTTCGGGGGTCCGGGTGATCCTCGTCGTCGTTTATTACCTTTTCTTCCGGAAACACAAGAGGCGTTGGATGATGCGCTTGCGGCGGCACCTGTGTCTTCTACGGACGATGCCGAGGTTTTCACTGTTCGCATGCCCAACGGTCAGGAGGTAGAGGGTTCGGAGGACGATCTTCGGCGTTTGTATGTTCAAGCGCAGGCAGCGGAGCGTCTGGAGGTTTCTCAACAGCAGCAGCTTGAGCAACTTGACCAGCAGTTTGCGGCAGAGGGCGTGTATGACTCGGATGCAACAGACCCTGATTTTCGGATTGACTCCACGGACGGGCAGTTTGGTTTTGCCCCCAACATCCGTCAGGAGGAGTTAGACATCCAGTACGGTACGGGCACCGTTACTATGAATCCGGATATTCTGGCGGGGGGTCTCCCCGGCGGGGATGGCACGACAATTTTCAACTATGTTCCGGGTTTGACTGATGGGGACATGGTTGTAGGCACGAGCACTCGTCCTTTTAGTTTCTATGAGTTTCAGGAAGACATGTACGACATCACGGGTCGCCGCATTCCGGCAGGTTCCCGGATTGCGTGGCCCGAGTCCATGTCTGACGAGTTTCAAAACCTGTTTCACAACAGTGCCCCGGAGCCACAAGCACGGCCCACGGCCCCCGCACCAGAAGTTCGTGCCAGTGCCGAGCCGACTCCGCCACCTGTTACAGCGGCAGAAGACCTTATCGAAGGAACTGCTACCGAGGTGGTCTCGGAAACTCCGCAGGCTGGGTTCACGGGTGTTGTAGACACGCCGTTAATACCGACGGATCGCGTTATGCCGATGACGGCCAGCCGGGACACAGAGGTTGCGCGGCATAGCGTCATGACCAGAGACGCTGCACGGCAAGGCGACATCGTGGATTACTCGCCGATGTACCAGCTTATCGACCGGCTGCCGGACAACGCCGGAATGTCGAAGGAAGAGGTGCTAAACTCGCTGCGTGGGGGTTTTGGCGAAAGTCTAAAGCGGGACCGTGAAGGATCCAAGTTTGTAGAGTTCCTTGAGAAACACGCACCGAATCAGTTGTACCGTGGTCAGGTTATCGCGTTGTACCGTGACTATACCCCGCAGCTTCGCGTAAAGACCCTGTTGCAGTCAGAGGTGGATGCTGATGCGGCGCAGGGTGGACCGGTGACTCGGCTTGAAGATTATGGTCAGTACAGCATCGATCCTAAATATGGCGAACAGATGCACATTTATTTGAGTAACCCCAACTCAACTGTGCCGTTCATTGATGGTCAAACAGTACAAACTCGCGGCGGCGTGTATGCTGGTTATGCAATGCGCGCTAACCCCGGTACGATTGCAGATCACAATATTGGCGCTACAGGTGGCCCGGGCACTACAGCCCGCGCCGAGTCTGGTGTGCCGGGATATTTTGGACATATCCGTCTGAAAGTTATAACGGACGGGCAGGGCCGTAGAATCGGTGTTCTCGAAGAGTTGCAGTCGAACGCCACGGTTGCAGAGCGCAAGTTTGCAATGGGTCGAGGAGATGAGTTCCGGTTTCTTACAGGCGAAGAACGGTACAACCTTGATACCTTGGCAGAGCGCGGTCCGGACTTCCGACAAGTATTCGAGGACGCTGCACAAAGTCGTGCACAGTCGGGAACTGCTACGTTTGAAGCAGACTTTTTGAACAGCCTTGAAACGCAGTTGCAGGACACAACCAGCGCGTTTGGCGGCGATTTGGTTTTGATTGGTGGCGTTCGTCCAAGTCCCACTGACACAACCGACACCATTGTGTCGGTGTATGAAGCGGCGCCCACTGGCGTTCCTAGCAACTTGGATCCAAGGACTGATATTGCGCCTGTCACCGAAGTTCTTTCAAAGTTGATGACAGGGCACCTGACTGGCGTTATTAACGACGCAGAACTTGATAGAATTGCCGGCCCGGGGCTGTCTTCTAGCCAAATGGACAGTGCCGGTGAGTTTTCGGTTTTTCGCATAGACGCTCGACCTCCTTCTGGTCGATCTCAAATTGATGGTTCCGGAGATCTTGTGCGAGGTGGACGACTTCCGAACAATGAGATCGAACGTGCAGACTCTGTCACAAGAGCGTTGAGAGGCGCGCTTATCGACAACTTAGAAGTTTCTGCCGGCACTGCTAGTTTTCTTGATGCAGAGGACATTGCTACACTGAACCGTGTGATTCTTAAACGAGCACAGGGCGCCGACACAATTGATTTTGCCTCTGAGGGTGGGGATGTACTTAGCACTCCAGTCAACCGAGAAATCTACAGAGACATTCGAGATGCTGCGGAGCGTGGAGAGCAGCCTCTTGATTTCTTGCTAGCTGAAAGAAACCCCGGAGTTGACCCGTACGGCAAGGGTAACTTCGACATACTTTTCCGGTCAGATCCCGGCTTGTTTGGCTTCCTTGGCTCAAATGTTGACGAGATCGCGCTCAGTGACACCAACACCAGTGTCGCGGCCATGGTCCAGCGTAACCTACAACAGCGGATTACTACTGATGTAGCCGGTACGATTGAGCAGGGGATCTTCCGTCCGACATCTCCAGAAGCCAGCATCGCAGAAATGAATCAGCTAATTGATGAAAGCGGGTTAAGCGCCGAACGTGGAGAAGAACTAAAGCGTTCGTTTGAGACTTGGGTCAACACCATCAATGACCCAGAAGCGGCGGACGCGTATCGTCCTGGCACTCCGTTTGCGGGCAAGTCCTCTGATGCCTACTTCAACCAGTTCGCGGTTCGTTTGATGTTGGCCGAAGCACAGAAAAAAGGACTCGATGGCGTTATCTTCCCGAACTGGGAAGATTTTAAAGCTGCTGGGGGTCGACCGGATGAACGTGTCGTAAAAGAAATTTACGAGTCGCACGTTGGCAAGGGCTTAAATCAGGCTGTGGATAGACAAGACATTGTTGAGCTTGACACTATTGAAGCTGTTGACCCCACAACAGGGAACTTGGAAAAGCCGCAAGTGGCCGGCAGAGACCACATGTCAGCCCGCGCCGTATACTTTGGAGATCGAATTCGCACACGTCGTTACCGTCCGGAAGAACGTCCGACTCCAGACACATTAACTTACGAAGAAAATCTTGGTCCGTTGAGCGATGTGTTTGAAAACAAAGTAATCCGCCGTGCGAAGGGTGGTCCCGTAGACTTACGACCTAAAAAACTGGTACACTCCGGCATCGGTGGTATGGCAAGACAGGTGATGTAATGGGCAAGATGAAAGACAAGAAGATTCGTGAAGAAGACGCGACGATGGAAAAACTTCGCGAACGCTTCTATGATCCGGGTCCGGGTGAGGTGGACTATTCAGCGCAGATGTCGTTTGACGAGTATGTCAAACGTATTGGACCCGGCAAGGCTGCTGGTGGCATGGTCAAGGGTTTTAGCCCCATTGCTCGTCCGCAAAAGTTCAAGGGTGTATTTTAATGGCACTTCCTCCGCAGATGGTTGATATGGCGATGGGCGCTGGTGGTCCAGCAGAACAGTTGCCACAGGAAATGATGGTCGAACTTCCCGAGGAGAACATGCTCCCTGATGGCGTTGAGCTTGCCGGTATGGAAGAGATGGTCGAGGTTCAGGCCGAGATGTACGACCACAACGCAAACCTTGCGGAGATCCTTGACGATTCTGTTCTTGGTGCGTTGTCTTCGGACTTGCGTGACAAGATCGATGATGATCGTGAGTCACGAGAAGATTGGGAAGAGGCGATATCCAAGGGCTTGAAGCTGCTTGGTGTCAACTACGAAGAGCGCAATGACCCGTTTCTTGGCGCGAGTGGTGTGCATCATCCATTGCTGAGTGAAGCTGTTACGCAGTTTCAGGCGCAGGCGTACAAGGAGATGCTGCCGGCGGGTGGCCCGGTGAAGACACAGATTCTTGGCGCACCGAACAAAATGCTGGAGGATCAGGCCCAGCGTGTAAAAGACTTCATGAATTACCAGATTACGGAAATCATGGAGGAGTATGACCCGGACACGGATCAGATGCTGTTCTATCTGCCGCTGACGGGTTCCACATTTAAGAAGGTCTACTTCGATCCCGGCAAACAGCGGGCTGTGTCGAAGTTTGTTCCGGCAGAGGATTTGATTGTCCCGTATTCGGCGAGTGACTTGAACACCGCCGAGCGTGTCACACATGTGGTGCGTATGACTGAGAACGAGCTTCGCAAGTTACAGGTTGCGGGCGTGTATCGGGACATTGACCTTCAGGCTGGAGACGAAGACGATGATAGCTCGATTCGAACAACTGGCAATGAACTGCAAGGCATTCGTCCGTCGTATGGCGACGACACTTTCACACTGCTTGAAATCCACACAGAGATCGATCTGGAGGGTTTTGAGGACAGTGACGAGGCTGGGGAGCCTACAGGCGTTAAACTCCCTTACATTGTCACTGTGGATGAGGGTTCAGGACAGGTTCTCTCGGTGGTGCGAAACTATCGACAGGCGGATCCACTTCGCAGGAAGCGACAGTACTTTACTCATTTTAAGTTTTTGCCTGGGTTTGGGTTTTATGGCTTTGGCCTGTTACATACTATAGGAGGCTTGTCACGTGCAGCGACATCTATCCTCCGTCAGCTTATCGATGCGGGCACTCTTTCGAATCTTCCTGCTGGCTTTAAAGCTCGTGGCGTTCGTATTCGCAACGACGATGAGCCGCTTGCTCCT